TTTTGATTGAACGTGCAAAGGTACACAATTCTATTTTATAATATACTGGAACAGGGCCAGGTTTAGGTGCAAACGATAGTTCGGTTCCGAGTTCTGAAGGCCAAGCACTTCTCAAGTGCTCTACTTATTCACTCGTAACTCGGGCTGCAGGGTCAACCACCCGGCCACCCGATGTCACACCNCGGCCCTGGCTGCCAACGTTCGATTCCTGATNCGATCGTCATCGGATCCNATCTCATTTCTAATTTCGNTTCATCATTCTCGATTCAGATGTCACATCGACAGGCTGTCACGATGACCGTCATACAGTACTGTCATACTACTGTACTGTCATACTGTCATACTGTCATAGTGTCATACCCCGGACATCTGGCACTCAATTTCATCGTCTCTTCAATCCCAATGCGAACCCGACCATTCCTCGAGGGTCTGACTAAGTATTACGATGACTACTACCCAGTACTGTCATACTGTCATACNGTCATACTGTCATACTGTCATAGTGTCATACTGTCATACTGTCATACCCCAGACATCTGGTACTCATTCTCATCGTGATTTCAAGCCCAATTTCACTGTCATCGTGTCAATCCCAGATTACTCCCGATGACCCACACGCATACACAGATATATCGGCNCACGCTGTGCCTCCGGGCACAACTCTCCCCCCCTTAGGAGTGGTTTACCTCCNGGAATCACTCCACTAAGGATCCTATCTAAGTTCCAGTTCTTAGGTTCTCTGGTTCCTTCTTGATCATTGCTTGCCACCGCTACCAGGGCACCACTTTCGCTAAGAAGGGTGCCGCTTGGAGTCTAAAGCGGGTCTTCAGTCTTGCGGAGGCGTAAATGTCGGAAAAGTTGCCGCAGCAGGAGCGCTGGTACAGGGTAAACGCTCGCGGACTGTCCAGCTCCAGCTTGCTGAGGATGAGGCCCCAGCTGTGCGGTCTTCGGGTGGCTGCCGGTCGCCCACCTACAAGCGCATGGCGTTGAGGCGGTACAGCGCAGCAAGGGCGTGGGCGGCGCTGAGTTTGTCCATATGCACGTGGGCTTCATGTACTGCATGCCGTACATGCAGTAGGTGCACACCAGCGGGGAAGGGAGCCTGCGCATTATGGGGCGGAGTCGCAGCGCGTTGGGGAAGCGTCCTCTGGGGTTCTCCATGAACCAGTGCTTTGGCTTCAGGTAATCGATGATCTGCAGTGTTCGCCGCACGATCTTGTCCGCTTGCGGAAGATCAGGGGGTCCTCCAGTGGTGCGCGCTTGGCTGTACTGCCTGCAGGGAGGGCTGGCCCAAATGACATCGAAGTGCCCTGGCGGGTATTCCTTGTGGTTCCATTCTAGGATGTTTTGCACATGAGTGGGATGCCAAGTGGGCTCAGAGTCAAGGGTCACTACTGAGGCAGTGGGGAAGCAGTTCAGGAACTCTCTTTCCACCGAGCCAGTGCCACTGAAAAGCACCAGGATTCTGGGTACCCGGGTTGTCTCTGTCCAGGTCGCTGACAGCTCTGTCACCAGTGCTAATGACCCATCTTCTGCGAGCTCTTGGTGCTCCCACGGTAGAAGGGCGTCGTGTTCCATTTCCTTTAGCTGGTCCAATTCGTCGCAGGGGTTGGTGATAAGATGTGCGAGTGTTACTCCGGCTTGAGCAGAGTGGCGACCACGCTGCTCACGTCGTCGCGTGGCTTCGTCGCGAACTTGTGCTTCCATGCGTAGTCTCGCTTGCTCAAAATCACGAAGTTGCTGGAGTGGGCCTCCGCGTTCGAGCTTGTCACGGGTTCTCCACTGGTCGTGGGCCTTGGAGTAGCCGGTCCAGCGAACTTTCCACTCTTCTACTTCTTTTCCTCGTACAGATCGTACCCGGCGTGCAAGGATTCGTTCAACATGTGCCTCCTTCTGGCCGTCCACCACTACTTCTTCAGGCACCGCCAGGTGGTCGCGTGCAGCGAAGGTGTCCTGGCCGCTGGTGTAGGGCTTAAGGCGGTGTTGGGCGAACACATCGTGTATTCGCCAGTGTGGGGGAAGGCGTAGGCGGTAGGCTACTGGGGCACCCCTGTCGGCCTCCGGCATGGTCATCTGCATATCGCTGAAGAAGCGTTCTGTTACAGGGACAGGACCGTGCCAGCGCTTGGTTAGTTTCCTGCAGATGGAGCGGTCCATTACCTTTTCAGTGAGGTGTTTCGCCTCTATCCAGACCAGGTCTCCGACAGCATACTCTCGCTGTCCGTGCCTGCGGTCAAATTGCTCGCGCTGTCGCTGCTGAGCTAGTTCCAACCGTTGCCTGGCGTCCCGCAGTTGCGACGAAAATTTCGCGGCCACTTCATGGGCGGTACCTACTCCCCCTGTTCGTCGCCCAGCGGTGGACTGCGCGGCCTCCAAGAAGAGGTCCAGCTGCGACAGCGGTGAGAATCCAAATACTAGCTCAAATGGTGTGAAACCAGTAGATTCACTCCTGGAGTCATTGATCGCGAATTCAACGTTGGTGGCAAACAAGTCCCAATCTTCCACGTTTGCGTCCACGAAAGACCTGAGCATGTCCTCGATCACTCTGTTGCTGTGTTCTGCTTGCCCATCAGACCTAGGGTTGTAAGGGGTGGTGCGAGCCACTTTAACACCCATGAGTCTCATAAGCTCTTGCCAGAAGGCGTCCTGAAACCGCGGGTCGCGGTCAGAAATAATCTTCATGGGAGCACCATGCAGACGCCATACTGAGTCGAAGTAGATCCTGGCCACCACAGCTGCAGAACTGTCGCCAAAGTTCATTGGCACGACGTGGACCATCTTTGTCAACTTGCACGTGAAGGCCACGAAGGCGTCATTACCCCTCTCCGACACTGGCAAGCCAGTGACGAAGTCCACTGCAACATCTTGCCACGGTCTGTTTGGGATGCTGTGGGGGTTCAGCAGACCATCTGGGTAAGTCCCACGTGGGCGGACTGCTTGACACACTGAGCAGGATGCAACCCAGGTGCCCACGTCATCAGCAGCTCCACGCCACCAGAAGCGTCGCAGCACTCTTTCCAATGTTTTATCTCTCCCAGTATGTCCCGCAGACAATGATTCGTGAGAGTGGCGAATCACCACTTCTCGAAGCGGAGAGTCCTCCCCCAGTACCAGCTGATATCTCCCTGCTGCAGTTCGCCAGACCACCTCACCCACCAGTCTGAAATCTTGTAGGCACTGGTGTGGAGCTGCCTTCACTCTGTCATGCAGCGAGCGAAGTGATCCTTCGCGCTTGTACTCCGCCTTCAACGCCCGCAGGAACCTTGAGTCTGTTTGGTGAGAGACTGCATCTCTGAAGTCTGCCGCTTCCCCTTCCCTTATCACAGCTGGGGTTACGCGTGGATGTCTCACCCGCGCTGGCTGTGGTTTGGCTGGGGGAGCGTAAACAATCAAGACCGGCCAGCGGAGATCAAAGGCCTTGCCGTTCGGGTTCTCAAAGAATTGGTTAGGCTCGCCTTTGTCGTCGTGGGTGGGTATAACCTCCACAATCTGCATGTTCGCCTTCCTGAACAGCTTGCGCCACGCNGGAAGCTTGGACTGATGGTCNGGGAGGACGAAGACTGCTGAGGTGTTTTCCGGGTCTGCTTTCCATTCTGCGATGTACTTGTTCAGTATCGCCTCCACAGTAATGTGGCTGGAATTGTAAGGGGGATTGCACCAGACCCGAAGGCCTCGCCATTTCTCAGAAAGGCAGTCAGTCCAGAACCGATCCACTTGCCTGTTGTGACCACCGAAGTCGCAGCAGGCGTCCACGTCGAAGGGGCCAAACTTGTCGGTGTACTTCGAGGCGTACTCTGCGCGGACGCGCCAGTTCTGTGTGTCTTCCGGGGGGCGAACTTGCCGCTTCTGCGGGGAGCGAGTCGCTGATGGAGCGGGCTGCTGAGGTGCCTTCTGCGGGGGCTGTGAACTCGCCGGTGCCTTTTCAGCGGGTGCTGTTGGCGTGTCAGTCTGGGCCATGGGCGTCTGCGTCTTCTGCAGTGCTGGCTTTTGCGAAGCTGCTGAAGTCGCAGAGGTCTTCCCAGTCAGTGCAGCCTGCGGTCGTGACCTGCTTCTCGTTATCCTCACATGAGGAGGGTCTTGAACAGGGGGTTTGCACGTGGGGTCCATCGGCGTTCCACCTTTAGCCTCGAGTTGGTCAGGCATGTCGAAGTCAAGGGTGGGAATGTCGGAGTCAAGGGTCCCCTTCGCTCTTTTATGGAGCTTCCTGTTGACGAGGGCGATGGTCTCCCCCACATCCATAGCTTGCTCCGCCATGGAGAGGGTCTCTACTGCCGCAAGCCAGCTGTCAATCGTCTGGGCCCAGTGAGGGCGAGCTGCAGGTGGTGCGCTGGGGAAGTACTCAGACTCCATGGTTGCCAGCGGGTTCTTCGGCAGGTCTGAGGTGGGGTCGATCACCCCTGCTTCCTTCAGACCATCGCGGACGTCCTTATCTTTGAAATCGGGTCGTCTGGACAGGGCGTCAGGCACCAGCAGTAACGCCCCCTTAATGTATTCCATACGCGGTACCCCCACCTCCACGAGGTCCATGTACCATCGCGCCTGCCTGCGGCTGAGCTCCCTGCCAGGTTCCATCAGCCATTCAAGGGGGCGGTGATCGCCTTGGATGCGGAAGTTGGTGAAGATGAGGTAGTGTCGCCAGGTGACTGTGGTGCAATGATGAAGGGCGCCCAGCTCTCTTTCCCCAGTGTGATAGTTCTGCTCGGCGGCAGAGAACTGGCGGCTTTCGTATGCTATCACGCGTAGACCGAGGCCATCTCCATTGTCCTGCATTAGCACTCCCCCAAGAGCGATGCCGCTGGCGTCCGTTTGCACTATAAATGGTGCGGTACCGTCTGCGGCCCCCTTGATGTTGGGTAGGGCGAGCACTGGTGCTGAGGTGAGGGCCTTCTTCAGCTCTTCGAAGGCCCACTGTTGCATAGGGCCCCACTCCCATGGCACATCTGCCTTGGTCAGGCGAGTGAGAGGCTGGGCGATCTCGGAGAAACAATGTATGAACCTGCGGTAGTATCCCGCCAGGCCCAAGAACTGTCTGACGTGGGTAACTGTCTCCAGTTCAGGCCAGTCCCTCACCGCAGCCACCTTATCATGCTGCGGTCTGCAGCCGTCTGCGGAGATGCAGTGGCCGAGGAAGCGCAAGGACTTCTTCAGCAGCTGGCACTTGGACCTCTTCAGGAAGACACCCTTCTCCCTGCATGTTAGGAGCAACTGCTTGACGTGCTCGTAGTGCTCCGCGGCGGTGTTGCTGAACACGACCACGTCGTCAATGAATATGCGGACGAAAGGAAGGTGACCCAGGGCGCGCTGCATTCGTCGCTGGTATTGGGATGGGGAGTTCTGCAACCCCTGTGGCATGACTAACCATTCATAGGATCCCATCTGGGTGGTGAAGGCTGTCTTTTCCACATCTCCCGGGGCCATTGGAACTTGCCAGAAGCCATCCACCGCGTCGAAGGAAGAGAAGAACTTGGCGCCCTGCATTTCATCGAACATCATCTGGATGTCTGGGAGAGGGTACTTGTCCTTGACTGTCTGGCGGTTGAGGAGTCGGTAGTCGATCACCAGGCGCAGCTCCTTGGGGTTTCCCGGCTTTGGGACCATCAGACAAGGAGCTGCGTAAGGGCTAGACGAAGGCCGAATGTAACCCTTGGACATCAGGGTCTCAACACGCTCTCGGAGTTGGCGGAGTTCTTCCGCGGACTTCTTGTAGATGCGTTGGCAGGGTGGACCTTTCTTGCTCAGCTCAGGGTCTAGGTGAATGCTGGCCTCGTCTTGGGGGTCATGTCTCAGGCCATTGATGTCCGGCAGTGCGGTGGTCATCTCCTTCTCATACTCAGGGCCCCAGAAGTCCTGGAACTTGAGGGTCCACTCGGGGTCTACGTCGGCATCTTCAGTGTCCGCAGCAGGCTTGGCACATTCATCAGTGTCGATCGCCGTTGCTGCGAAGGCGGAGGTCTCATCGTTTGGGGACCTCTCGGCCATCATGAGCCAGGCGGGCTGCACCCCAGGGTCATCGTTGCCGCGCCTCTTCTGCGTCTCCGCGTACACCAGGTACTTCTTCAGCTGGGCCGGGGTCAGGAACACCTCGTCCACTAATCCCGCACAAGTGGTCCCCTTGGGGGACTTATCCCCAGATGCTTTCCCGGGAGAGCAGCCTGCGATGGTGACGCGATCTCCAGTCTTGCCGCCGCGGGACTTTCTGAGGAAGGATACTGACCCGTTTCCCTTGTAGTCTAGGGTCACGGGCGAATGGCTGCGCAGCCACCTTCCTCCAAGGATGACGTCCACTTGTATGCCCAGGGGTAGGACCCGGAGTGCCAGGGCGTTCTCTGTGTAGGTGCCCGTGGTGGTATGCGTGTTGAACTTAGCGTACGCAGTAGCGCCCGTGATCTTCACAGACCCGTCCGCTAGGGTGACCCGCATCTCAGAGCCGGCCCGCGTCGTGAGGCCGCACCGCTTGGCACTCTGCTCCGAGATGAAGTTGTCGGAAGCTCCCGAGTCAATCAACACCTTGACCGTGTGCCCTCTAAGGGTCGCGTAGAACACCAGCAGCAGCGGTCCTTCTTCGTCGTGTGCCGCTGCCAAAGTCCCACTGATATCTGTTTTCCACTGGACTCCCCCATCTGCGCGTATGCTTTTGCACTTGAGGTTGGGTAGGAGGTTGTCCACGGCGTCGCGACACTCCTTCGCAGTCTGTCTGCAGGCGGCGTAGAATTCCTCATCCAGCAGGTCGATGTCTTCAGTCGGGTGGCTGATGAGATCGTCTGCACTCACTGTTAGCAGAGCGCCCGCCGAAGTGTAATCGCTGGAGGTGGGGCTGATGTGGGTGGTGTCACTGGGAGTGGGGCTGACATGGGTGGTGTCACTGACGGTGGGGCTCACGTGTGTGGTGCTCACTGTGGGGCTCACATGGGTAGTGTCACTCGTCGTGGGGCTCACATGAGTAGTGCCGCTCACTGTGGGGCTCACATGGGTAGTGGCACTGGTGGTGAGGCTGACATGAGTGGTACCGCTGCTGTCAGGGGAGTCCTCGTCGCTCTGCGGGGGACTGCTGATACCGCTACTGTCAGGGAAGGTCCTGTCGCTCTGCGGGGGACTGCTGATGGGAGCTCCAGATTCTGCCTCATGGGTCTCAGCAGCTGCCATTTGCTGGGTGAAGCAGAGCGAGTCGGACGAGGAGTCCTCCTTCACCGTGTCGGGGTCGTCAGCGATGGGATGGCTGCCCAGACAGGATAGCTCGTCCTCCGCTTCGCGCGTCTTCATTTGTTGCGTGAAGCAGAGCGAGCCTGGGGTGGGAGCCTCTTCTGCCACGTCAGGCGAGGGTTGAGCGTGATCGGGTGGACACTCGAAGCTCCCCCCAGGAGTGGCCGGTGCGTCAGCAGCGTGCAGCGGAGGGGTCCCTTTCAGAGTGGACCCGTCCTGCGGTGGGGGTGAGGGGGAAGATAGGCCTAGCGGGCTGGGCCCTAGTTTCCTCATCTTGTACTGGTGCACTGCGTGCAGACTGCACCAGGCACCAGGTAGGCCCACGTCCCCTGTTGTTCCAGGTATCGTGCCCACCTCAGTGTCCAGGGTGCAGAGAGATGTCGAGGACCTCGCTGCTGCTCTCCGCATGCCCTCCTTCTCCCATGGTCTGGTACCGGGGGAGGAGTCAGGGCTCGAGGTCGCGATGGCCTCCAGCTGTTCCGTGGGTGACAGCTCTCGCCAGGCCGCNTCCAGATCGGAGGAGCTGATGTCCAGGGGTTCAGGAGTCTGTTGGCGGCCATCGTGCGAGAGAAGATGCCACAGCGCCATGCGTCTATGTCCCTCTCTGCGGTCTTGAGGTTCGCGAGCAACCCGTTTTCTCTCCGCCAGCTGGTGGGCACGGTCTAGGTGGTCCTCTGGCACCCGGCTCCCGGAGTGTATACGGCGGTGGGAGCGCTCCCACATCTTGTCNACCAAGGCCTTAGCAGCTTCCGGAGACTTACGCAGGGCTCTGCGGACCTTCTGCATGGCAACTTCGAGAGGTAGGGAGTGTAGCTCCCTCTTCCAGTGCCACGCCGTCAGTCTTTTTCGAGGATCTGCGAGGTTGGACTGGTAGGTCTGCAGTGGCAGTACAGCGCGCGGATGAGGACGGGGTTCGCGGGGGCTGCTGAAGTTGCCATCCACCATGAGGGGTCTGTGGCGGGGGGCTCGCAGGCCCCTCCGACCCTCGATTCTTGCCCGGGTGTACGCAGGGGCGTCCTCGAGTGGGAGGGGCACGTCGTCGAAGGAGCCGCTCTCTGCAAGGGGGTGACTGATCAAGTCATCACCTGATGGTGACGGGGCACTGGCTGAGCGGTAAGTGTGTCGCAAGCGTGTCCCAGAGGCGAAGGCCACGCTCTTAGGGTGTGGTCGATGGCCCCAGGGATCTCTGCGACCTCGGGCTCGTCGGGGTTCTTCTGGCACCGACCGCTTCTCTTGGGCAGAGAGGGTCTGGTCGCCAGTGGGTGACCTCACTTCCCCGTGGGGCAGGGTCGGAGGCTGGCCGCCGGCCAGTCACTCATCGTCTCCAGCTAGGGGAAGGCCGTCACCCTCCACGAGTTCGATGCCTGCGAGCGCCGCCAGGGTCTGGTAACCTTGCTCGTCCTCGCAGCTCGCAAGTGCTAAGACCTCCTCGGAGAACTCCTCGGGAACGCCGTCTACCCGGGAGAGGTCCTCCTGCTGCTCGATAGCCCAGACGACAGCGGCCACGAACCCAGGGGAGTTTGCCAAGCGGGCAGGTGCGTTAGCTCTCCACTCCTTCAGCTTGGCCTCGTCCGTGCAGTTGCGGACGATGTGCTCTGTGGATCCGCAGGCGAAGCACCGGCGGATCCTTGGTACCTCAGCGCGAGAGAGGCCAGGGGGAGGTGGNAGTGGGGTGACCGCTGCGGCAGCGGCGGTGGTAGGCCCATTCTCCAGCATGGCGAGCGCTGGCCGGTTCACAGGGGGGCCGCGCCTGAAGAAAGGAGGACGGGGTGATGGGTTTGTGAAGGCGACCGCTCGAGGGGGGCGATCTACAGTGCGCTTCTGGGNTGTTTCTGCCTCCATGTCATTCTCCACTTCTTCAGCGATCTCCCGTATCTTCAGCAGCGCATTGTGAGTGCCCGGAATGTCGTCGAAGGCGGCCTTCCTTTCCCACTCCTGCGGTTTGGAGACATCCAGGTGGATGGTCCTGAGACGCCGCATCACCTTAGTCGCGTACTTCAGGCCCCGGCGGTACGTCGAGAGCATTGACAGGTTGGTCATCTCCACACAGTTGGGAACTCGGCCAGCTAGAAAGTTGACCGAGGCCATACGGGTCTCCAGTCGNGAGAAGTACTCCGCCGCAGTCTCACCCGGTGCTTGCTTCAATGCGATAGCCTCCCCGTGCGTGTTCTCCAGGTAGTTCTGGGTGAGGGAGCATATTGCCAAGTCACTGAAGAACACCTCGAGGTCGANATAACGCCGATGCCATGCCTGATCAGACCCGAAGATCCCCGCCGCTCGCTCCAGGAATCTCTTCTGTTGATCCTGCAGGGTGTACTCCTTGAAATTCCACAGGAGGCTGGACACGCTGGCTTGGTACTCTGACACCGTTGGCGTACAGCTGGGGGTGGTCAGGGCCTCGATGACGATGGCCTCCTGGAAGGTCTTCCGCACCAAGTTGGAATAGTGCTCCAGCTGCGCGAGTAGGCCATCCTTGTCGGCCGATTTAGTGTCAGCAGCGGAGCGAGGGAATTTGGCCACGCCCTTGACCAGCTTGAGCACCATCTCCTTCACTTTGTGCTCCTGGCGGATCTCGTCCGAGGACGCCCGCAGGTTGGTACCCTGCGGTAGTCGGATGATGCCTGGCACGAAGGGGGCAGCAGAAGGAGAGAGCCCAGGGTTCACAGGTGTAGGGTGAGGGAAGCGAGCTGAAAGTGGGGGTGCAGGCGTGGGGTTCGAAGTTGGGGCAGGTGGTNGTGCGGAAGCTGGGGGTGGAGCTGGCTGTTCAGGGACGGGCGGCGGTGCAGGAGTCGNGGGTGGAGCGGGGAGTGGGAGCGGCGTATGAAAAGGCATTGGAGTTGGCGGTTGTGCCGCTACCGCGCTCATGCTCCTGTACCAGTCAGAGTTGCTAATTTCAGACCAGGCCGCAAGGCCGTCCTGGTCGAAATGCGACACCTCTGACTCCCGTGCAGCTGCTGGTATCCACTCCCATNTCGGCTGTCCCATGCTCGTCGACCGCACATTTGCTGCGGCTGGATCGCCCATAGCTAAATCCATGGCCTCCCTGTCCACCATCATGACCCAGGTTTCCACTCGAGGGTTGGTAAGCGGCAGAGGGGCGTGNTGCAGGCGTCCCCCCATGCGCGCGTAGGCAGTGAGCGGCGCTCCCAGCAAATGCATGACCCTGAAGAGGATGGCGTCGCCCTGTACTCCAGCCCTGCGGCGTTCGTCCCATGGCAGAGTGACAGTCGCCGCGCCTCGTACCCCTGGTGCCCGGTGGATCCACAAGGACCCGCCGTCGTGGGTGACGAACAGGGCCCGGACCTCCGGATACTGTGGATAGGAAGGCTCCGGTCCCTGGTCGGGATCGCCAGGGGGGTCTGAGGGGGGATCACTAGGAGGGCCAGGGAGTGGATCTCCTGGACTAGAGTCTCCTCGCTCTGGATCCAGGTTGCCGCCATACACCAGGGATTCCACAGACTGCCGCCGGCGAGCCACCACCAGACTGAGGGCATCTGGTCGACCCTGAGTGGAAGGTCCCACCTCGGGCACCGTCGCTGCCTGGTCCATCGGTGGTGACGCCGCTCGGCCCGCTGTCAGGCCCCCTTGCGCGCTGCTCTGGGGGTCGCCTGATGGGGAGTCCATTGGTGGCGTCGCCGTCTGGTCCGCTGTCGGACCCACCTGAGCGTTGCTCTGAGGGTCGCTTGGTGGAGAGGGATCCGCTGGTGCTGTTGCGCCAGGGGGAGCGGCCCCTCTTGCGAGCACCGCCGAGAGGTCCAGGGCTTGCATAGCCGCGAGGACCTCCCTGCGGATGTGCTCACTGCGATTGCTCGCGTCTGAGTCTGAGCCAGACCTGTGAGAAGNCCTTCGCCTGCGCTCAGCCCGCGCCCGTGTGCTCCGGCTGCCTCTGGACCCTGTGCTGATTTGGCTAGCGTCCGTGCCGGACTCAGGGTCGGAGTAGTCAGGTGCACGGCCCTGACCTGGGAGGTGTCTGCCGTGCGTCGCGGGGCCCGAGGATAACCTTCGGGAGCGTCGACCGCGGCGGTTTCCTGTGACTGCTGATACCGCTGGAAGATGTCGGACCAGGAGTTGGGCCACGCCCGAGCCGTTCTGCTGGGCCTCGTTACCATGGATCACCTGCAGGGGGTCTGGTAAGGCTGCCGCACTGATGTTGATGAAGGGCTGCAGCAACGGAGGGTCCGCAGGTCCATAGGGCGGCGAAGCGGACGGCACCAGCGGCTGGGGCTGCTGCAACTGCTGGGGCTGCTGGGGCTGGTACTGCTGCTGTTGTTGCTGTAACTGCTGCTGCTGCATTTGCAGTTGCTGTAACTGTTGCTGCTGTAGCTGCTGCTGCAGTACTGGTTCCAGTGGCGGCTGCTGTAACCATTGTTGTTGCTGCTGCTGATACGCAAGCCACTGCTGCTGCTGCTGTAGCTGTTGCTGGAAGGGAGTGGGGTATGAGCCAGCGGGGTGGTGTGTCCCCAGTGTGAAGGGGACTGGCGACACTCCCCCAGCGAGGGGCGCTGACTGAGGCAGCATCCAGCTAGTGCCATTCCACACAGCCTGCGCGGGTGTACCGTCCGGCATGGTGTAGGGACGGGGTACAGCAGTGTAGGGCGCGGTGGAGATCGGACGTGGGAGGGGATAAGCTGAAGCGTAGGTGGAAGCGTAAGTGGAAGGTGGGAAGGCGATGGAAGGGGTGGAAGAATAGTGGAGCTGTTCCATGCTTGTGCTCGCACTTGTGGACGTCTCTGCAGTCTGCTGTGACATGTTGTTCATCTGCTGACTGCTGAGCTGTTGAAGTCTAAGACTGGTTGTGGCAACAGCCACAGGTGAACCCAGAAGTGAGGTTCTCCTTTTAGTTGGTAAGGTGCTGTGACTTGGAGCTTAGTTGTCCTCTAGCTCGTCGTCGGAGGTGGTAGGTGACTCCGAGGGGGAGGGAGGAAAGCCGTCTCCCTGAAGTGGGTTCTCGAAGTATCTGCCAGGAGGAGCTAAAGGGCCAACCGGTTGAAGCCACTTGCCAACACCTTGTTTCCACCACTCTCTACGGTATCTTTCAGGGGCTGGAGGCACTGCCATACACTGAGTTGGTGGTGTTGGAGGGTTCTGAGTGGCTCTAGGGTGTCTTAGAAGTAAGTTTTTGGTGGTGGGGACTGNTGGGGTAGAGTTTAGGGTTAGCTAAACAGTGACTAAAAGTGACGAAAAACGCAGTTTTTGGCAGTTTTTGGCACTTTTAGGGCTCTGTAACTCAAGCTGATGGTCGTGACAGGCCATAGTAGACCGTAGAANGTAGTTATACTGCCCACTGAAGGTCGGTTGAGGCCTCAGACGAAGTTTCAACTTAAGATCCCGTCAGACATGTTTGAGTTTTTGAGCCGTTTTGAGCCACCAGTGTTAAGGACGTCAGAAACTGCATTTTGAATAACTTTGGAAGTGTTTGTTGAAGTCCTTCTCCAAAAAAAAATGGTTTTTTGAACGTAGAAATTGCGCAAANGTTCCCGAAGTTACAGCTCTCCCCCTGCAGTATGCTGAAAGTTTTTATAGGTCCGTGGCTGAACGCGCGGAGTCGTTCATTGCGCACTAAGATACCAAATGTGCCAGGGGCACTACGACATATACTCGGATTGATGTTTTTGATTGAACGTGCAAAGGTACACAATTCTATTTTATAATATACTGGAACAGGGCCAGGTTTAGGTGCAAACGATAGTTCGGTT